CACCGATGCCATTGAGATGGGTGCAACCGTTTATTTTGATGGCACCGGCATCACCAGCACCGAGAAGGATGCGGTGGAAGTCGGCTATGCCGCCGCCCCGGCCACGGCGGATGCGACCTCCATTCTGGTGAAGCTGCGTGGCTGATCTGGTGGCCGTTCAATCCATCCTGTATGGCCACCGAGAGTACGAAGCCGGAGAAGTCCTCCCTTCGGATTCTGCACTGGTCAAGATTTGGATGGAGAGCGGCTCTGCCGTGTGGCGGGAAACAGCCCCGCCCACACGGATCACAGCGAAGCCCGTCACCGCCGCCCCCGGTCTGCCGGGTCAAGCCGTGGGCGGTGGAGTGACCGGGGATGACCTAGTCGGCAGAATTTCCAGACACGCCAGATAAGGAGGCAAGCCCATGGAAAGCATGAGCTTCAAGCAGATCGTCCAGCGGGACATAGAAGAAATCTTCTTTAACCAGGAAGAATTCTCCGACACCCACACCATCGATGGCATCGAGATGGTGGCCATGATTGACGATATGGAGAACATCGAGCGGGAGAAGAAGATGAAGTCCAACATGGACGGCATCTATGCTCGCCAGATATTGCTCTACGTCAAGGCTTCGGAATTTGGAGGCATCCCCGCCCACGGGAGAATCCTCACCCTCGACAGCCGGAAATACACCGTGGTGGATGCCGTGGATGAGGGCGGTGTGTACACCATCACGCTGGAGGCGAATAGAAGCCGATGAGTGACAGCACAACTCCTAAAATGACCTCCACATCTGGGAATGGCTTTATCGAGTTTGAGTTTGATGAAAATCTTCTGAAAGTAATCGAAGATGCCCTCGGAGATCTGAAAAGCGAGAGCCGAAAGGTCTTGAAGAACGCAGTCAATAAGACTGCCAAACAAGCCAAGGCAGATCTGGCCACAAAGGCTCAAGAAACCTATGTGGTCAAAAAGACCAGGTTCACCAAGGCGATGACCACCAGAAACGCCACGGTCGGAAACCCAGAAGCCACTATCAACATCACCGGCGAACAGCTGGAACTGAAGGACTTCAAGGTATCTCCCGCCACTTATCGGAGTAGAAACCAGCCATCCGTAACCAGGGCAAAGGTCTTGCTGTCAAGCAGCCTGAAACCTCTGGCCTCCAGCAACAAGGCGTTCCTCGCAAAGTTTTCCAATGGCCACGTTTCTGTGGTGCAGAGAAAAACCAGCAGCCGGTATCCACTGAAGAAATTGCTCTCGAACAGCATCCCAAAGATGGTCGGGAGCCAGAAACGGGTCTACGGGATCGTGAAACCAGAAATCTATGACAACCTCATGGCGAACATTCAATCCGAAATAAAGAAGGTGTTGGGAAAATGAATGCAAGAATTCTACAGGATGCGATTGTCGCAGACCTTACAGATCTGTTTAAGGGCCGGCGTTATGCCACGCCGGATGGCGGAACTGCCGCCCCCGCATTCTTCGCCCAGAACCTCCCCAAGAGGAAGTCTGAAGAAGATGATGACCCGTTCCCATATGTCATTGTTCGGCTGGACAGCGGGAACATCGAGACCCAGACCGACCCGCACAAGGTGGCCGTGATCCTCCTGGTTGGTGCATACAACGATGATGCCTCGAACCAGGGGCACAGAACCGTCCTGGAAATCATGGAGGTGATCCAGCAACACTATGAAGAACGCCCGCTGTTGGCTGGGCAGTTCGTGTTTGTGGATCCATTCAGCTGGGCACTCCAGGATGAGGAAAGCTATCCGTATTTCTTCGGAGCGGCAAGCCTGAGCTTCACACTTCCGGCTCCAAGACGGGAATGGAGTGATCTCGTATGAACAAAATCGTTTATGTTGGCCCCACCATCCTCGGCGTGGCCACTCGGAACACCGTCTATGATGAGATTCCAGCGTCCCTGCAGACGGCGATTCAAACCGCCCCGTACATGGCCGGGCTTTGTGTCCCGGTTTCCGGCCTGGCAACTGCTATGGCTCAAATCCGCAATAGGAGCGGGGCCTATTTCAATCTATATCAAAAGGCACTGACCTACAGTGCCTACCCGAAAGGAGAGAACTAACCATGGCATATCAGCACGGAGTGCGAGTGCTTGAACAGGCCACCAGCGTGACCGCCCCCATCGAGGGAACCGCTGGCCTTCAGGTTGTGTTCGGCACTGCCCCCATCAATCTCGCTGACGATCCCTACGCCGTGACCAACGTGCCGGTGATCGCCTACACCTGGAGCGAAGCCGTGTCCCAGCTGGGCTACTCTTCGGACTTCGCATCCTACAGCCTGTGCCAGTCTATGTACGCCAGCTTCAAGCTGTTCGGCGTGGCACCGGTGGTGTTTGTCAACGTCCTGGATCCCAAGACCCACAAAAAGGAAAACACCAGCACCAGCGTGGATGTTGTGGCCATGACCGCAACCTACGGTACCAAGGGTGTCCTGCTGGACACGGTGTCCATTAAGAGCGGTGACAAGGCACTGACCAAGGACAAGGACTATGTCCTGGCATTTGACGATGACGGCAATGTCATTGTCACTCTGCTGGCCACCGGCACCGCCGCCGATGCAAAGACCCTGAGCATCACCTCCACTTCCATCGACCCCTCCGCCGTTAAGGCCACCGACATCATCGGTGCCACCTCCGGCAATGCCGTGAAGGGCCTGGAAGTGCTGAACAAGGTCTATCCCAAGTTCGGTCTCACTCCCGGTATCATCCTCGCTCCCGGCTGGAGCCACGACCCTGATGTGGGTATTGTCCTGGCCGCAAAGTGCGAGGAAATCAACGGCTATTTTACCTGCGAGGGATATGTGGACATCGACAGCACCAATTCTGGCTGCACCGCCTACACCGGCGTCAAGGAGGCCAAGGAAGCCGCTGGCATTTCCAGCAGCCATATCATGGCACTGTGGCCCTGCATCCAGGTCGGCTCCCTGATTTTCTGGGCATCCGCCATCTGGGGTGCGCTGACGGCCTACACCGATGCCTCCAATGATGACGTGCCTAACCTTTCCCCTTCCAACAAGCTGCTGGGAGCAACCGGCACTGTGCTGGCCGATGGCACCGAGGTCCTTCTGGATCAGGTGCAGGGCAACACCGTGAACGGCTTCGGAGTGTCCACGGCCATCAACGTCAACGGCTGGAGAGCCTGGGGCAACAACTCCGCCGCTTACCCTTCCACCACCGACCCCAAAGATCGCTGGTTCAGCTGCCGCCGCTTCTTTAGCTGGTGGGGCAATTCCTTCATCCTGACCTATTTTCAGAATGTCGATGATCCTGCCAACCCCCGGCTGATCGAGAGCATCGTGGACAGCGAGAATATCCGTGGGAACGCCTACGTTTCCTCCGGCAAGTGTGCGGCTGCCTCCATCGAATACAACGAAAGTGAGAACACAATCACCGATATCCTCGATGGCAAGCTGACCTTCCACCAGCACCTGGCTCCCTATGTTCCCGCAGAGGATATCGTCAACATCCTGGAATTTGACCCGAACGCTCTTCAGAGTGCTCTGAACGGAGGTGAATAAAGATGGCAATTAACGGAATCCCGGAAGTCATCCATGATTTTAACATCTACAATACCGGCAGCAAGATTGTCGGCATCACCGGCGAGGTTTCTCTCCCTGACTTCGAGGCCATGACCGAGACCATCAGCGGTGCCGGTCTCCTCGGCGAGTATGAGACTGTCATCCCTGGCCAGTATGGCAGCATGGAGCAAGAAATCCCGTTCCGGTGCATCAACGCTGACTACTTTAAGCTGATCAGCCCCGCCACTCCCGTGGCGCTGACTCTGCGGGGCGCAATCCAGTACAACGTCAAATCCACCGGTGGCACCGACTATATGGGAATGCGTGTAGTGGTGCGAGGCCGCTGCAAAAAGATTTCCATCGGAACCGTCAAGCAGGGCGGCCCCATGGACAGCTCCATCACCGTAGAGCTGACCTACATCCTGATCGAGATGGACGGCAAGCCCAAGATCGAACTCGATAAGATCAACGGCATCTTCAAGGTTAACGGCATTGACGTTCTGGCCAAAGTGAAGAAATTGACCTGATAGGAGGAATCTCAAAATGGAAACCAATATCACCGCCATTGATGCGGCTACCACGGACAAGCAGTCCACCATCATCACCCTGTCCAAGACCTATCATTTCGAGGAAAAGGACTATACGGAGCTGGACTTCTCAGGCCTGGAGGATCTGAGCGCAGAGGATATGATCGAGGCAGACAAGTACCTCTCCAGAAACGGAAACGTTTCTGCCATGCCGGAAATGAGCATCATGTATGCGTGCTTCATCGCTTCAAGGGCCACTGACATCCCGGTCGAGTTCTTCAGAAAACTCGCCCCCAAGGATGCCATCAAGGTGAAGAACCGAGTGACCAGTTTTTTCTACGGCGAGGGCTGAACCCCGGCGATGGGAACGGGCTTCGCAAGGTCTGCATAACCCTTTCAATTACCCTGCGGACAGGCGTGGATTATCTCCTGCGCCTGTCCATCGGGGAGTTGACCGACATGACGAAGGAGGCGGCTAAGATTCTTGGCAAGCGCAAGCACTGAATACCAGCTGGCAATAAAAATCGCCGGAAAAATCGATAGCAGCTTCACTTCGGCTATAAGTTCGGCAAGTGCCAGTATGAAGGCTCTCGGAGCCGTTGGAACGGCAATCGGCTCCAGCATTAAGATCGCATCCACAGCATTTGCAGCCACGGCGGCAGCTGTGGCCGGTGTTGGCATCGCAAGCGTCAACGCAGGATCCGAATTTGATTCCGCCATGTCCCAAGTCGCTGCGACCATGGGAACCACCATGGACGGAATGCAGGATGAAATCGGAACCGTAGACCTCGCATGGGGAACCTTCACAGGCAACCTTAGAGAATACGCCCTTGAGATGGGCAAAAACACGGCTTTCAGCGCCACCGAGGCAGCTGAGGCATTGAACTACATGGCTCTGGCCGGGTACGACACCCAGACATCCATGGAGATGCTCCCAAACGTCCTGAACCTAGCGGCGGCTGGATCGATGGATCTGGCCACCGCCTCTGACATGGTGACGGACACACAGACGGCCTTTGGAATTTCGACTGAGCGAACAACACAGATGGTCGATGAGATGGCCAAGGCCGCAAGCACCGGTAACACCAGCGTGGAGCAGCTGGGCGAAGCGTTCCTGACAGTCGGTGCCTTGACACAAGAGCTGAATGGCGGCATGATCACGCTTTCTGACGGAACCACCGCAACGGTGGATGGTGTGCAAGAACTAGAGATCGCACTGACCGCCATGGCGAATTCCGGCATTAAGGGATCTGAGGCAGGAACCCATATGCGGAATATGCTCCTGAAGCTGGCAAGCCCAACAGCTGATGGAACTGCCGCCCTGGAAGCCCTGGGTGTTTCCGTGTTTGACACAGCCGGAAATATGCGTTCTCTCTCCGACATCTTCGGAGACTTGTCCACCAGCATGGACAGCCTGACCCAGGAAGAAAAGCTCCAGGCAATCAGCGACATTTTCAACACCCGGGACACGGCCACAGCAGAGGCGCTCTTGGACGCAGTCGGGCAAGATTGGGATGAAATCGGAGAATCCATCCTGAATGCAGAGGGTGCCGCCCAGCAGATGGCCGATGTCCAGCTGGACAACCTGTCCGGCGATATTACGCTTTTCAAATCCGCGCTGGAGGGTCTGGAAATCACGATCAGTGATGAGGTCACACCGGCTCTACGTGAGATGGTGCAATTTGGCACAGAGGAACTCGGAGTCCTTAATGATGCGCTCAGTGAGGGCGGTCTACCCGGGCTTTCCGAGGCTATCGGCGGCGTATTGACGGACGTCCTTGTGGAAGTCTCCACATTCGCCTCTGATTTTCTCGATGTTGTTTTTGCAATTTCTGACGGACTGTTTCAGGGCCTCCAGGAAAATGGCCCACAGCTGGCCGAAACTGCAGCAGATCTACTGTCTCAATTCCTGAACGGATTCATCGAGTACTACGGAGAATTTTGGACAACGGGTGCCATGCTACTCTCCGATTTCCTCCAGGGTATTGTCGGAAAAATCCCGGAAATTGTTCAGAGCGGAATAACTATGATGGATAAGCTGGCGCAGGGACTGACCTCCCAGGCCCCGTCCATCGTTTCCCTGGCCGCCCAGATTGCCATTCAGCTCATAAACGGGATGGCAGTGATAATTCCTCAGTTTATCGAGATGGGCGCAACCCTGATCGTGCAGCTGGCAGAGGGAGTGGCACAAGCGGCCCCACAGCTGGTGGTATCTGCCGTCAATGCCATTTTCATGGTGGCACAGAGCGTCCTGTCGCAAGCACCTCAACTCGCCTCCGCTGGGATTACTCTCATAGGCGGCCTACTCGAAGGTATCCTCGCAGGGCTTGACTACATATTCACGGACGGCGTAGAAATCGTCCAAAATTTGGTCGATGGCATCCTTTCCGCTCTGCCGGATTTGATAGCCCAGGCCGAAACCGTGGTTTTCTCGTTCCTGGAGGGGCTCTTATCCGCACTGCCGTCAATTTTGCAAAGCGGTGCCGACTTGGCCGTGAGCCTACTCGAAGGGGCGGTCGGGGCGCTACCGTTAATCGTTCAAGGTGGATCCGATCTGGTGCTGGGTATCGTAGACGGCATCGCCAGCGCACTTCCCTCTATCATTTCGTCTGGAATTCAAATAATCGTCCAGCTGGCACAGGCTATTCTGAGTAGCCTACCCACTATCCTGGCGGCTGGAATTCAGCTGGTGATCAATCTCGCCCAGGGCATCATTCAGGCACTGCCTCAAATCATTCAGGCCGCCTACGATCTGGTCACCGGCCTCATTCAAGGCATCGCACAGATGCTGCCTCAGATTTTGATAACCGGCGTTCAGCTGGTAACGCAGTTGGTGATGGGCATCGGACAGATGCTGCCCATGATCATTCAAGCCGGAATCGAACTCCTGATCGGTGTGATTCAGGGAATTAGTTCCAATCTGGGCACTCTGCTGACCAGCGGAATTCAAATCATTCTGACTGTGGCAGAGGGCATCATAAGCGCAATCCCGGTGCTGATCGCACAGATTCCAGCACTGTTCTCCGGCATCATTCAAGGCATTTTCAGCATCGACTGGATTCAGGTCGGCACCGACCTGCTGAATGCCATCAAGGACGGATTTGTGGAGGCCATTTCTGGGCTCCTCGAAGTCGGAAAGACCCTGTGGAATGGCATCAAATCTATATTCAGTGGGGGCGGCGAAGATGCTGCAGATGCAGCCGCCCTCGGAATCGAAGCCGGAACCCCGGCCATCGAGTCGGCGGCAGAAACAGCGGCCACCACCGCAACCGCCAGTTTCCAGCTGGACACCACACAGCTGTCTCAGTATGGCGTAGAGGCCAGCGCAAGCCTGACGGATGGAATCCTGTCCTCCACCGGCCTCGTGCAGACCGCTGCGTGGGCAAACGGGGAAACCGCCGTGGAGAGCACGGCCAGTGGAATCACTGACAGCCTAACGACTATCTCCATAGCCGCAACCCAGGCCGGAACCACCCTGACGGACAGCATGAACAGCGGCATTGTGGCGGGAACGTCCACTCTGAACAGCACTGTCTCGGAACTTGGCACAACGGCCACCACGGCACTGAACACGTCGATCACCGACAATCTCCCGGCCATAGATGCTGCCGCTCTTGCTTCCGGCTCGGCCATCACGGACGGCATCACATCCGGCATCGATGGCGGAATGTCCGGGGCAACATCCTCGGCGGCAAGCGCCAGCGTGGAAACCATCAATGCGATGGCAGACGGAATCGCCCAGGGCGCAGACACCATCACCGCCACCATCGATCAGCTTACCGAGACCGTCACGTCTGCTCTGAATCAGTGCTGGGCCGATGTGGCAACCAACACCAGCAGTGCATGGACGGACATCGGCTCCGGAATGACAGATGGGCTCTCAGCAATGGTCTCCTCGGTCAGCTCGCAAATGGCCTCCATGCAAACCGGGATCCGTACCAGCATGACCAGCACGACCACCACGATTCGCACATCTATGACCCAGATGCGCTCTGTCATGCAAAGCGGGATGACCGCATCTCGGACCGTCATGACAACCGGGATGACCGCCATCAAAGTGGCCACATCCTCTGGAATGACCGCAACCGTTCTGGTGGTTCGGACGAGCCTCACACAAATCACCACACTGACTAGCAGTCAAATGCTGGTCATCCAAAAGACGATGTCCACATCGCTCACGGCCATCAAGAGCGATACGACATCCAGTCTGCTGAGCATCCTCAGCACAACAAAATCTACCTTCACCAGCATTTCCGCTGAAATCACAGCAGAAATGAACAGGGCAAGAGCGGCGGTTTCAACAGCCGTTTCCGCTATGAAGTCCTCGATGAATTTCACCTGGAGCTTGCCCTATTTGAAGATGCCACACATCACCATCACTGGCTCTTTCAGCGTCAATCCGCCCACAGCTCCCAAATTCAGCGTGAGCTGGTACAAAGAGGGCGGCATCCTGGACGGTGCCCAAATCTTCGGGGCCATGGGCAGTACCCTTCTGGGCGGCGGAGAAGCCGGACAAGAGGCAGTCCTGCCCCTGGCGGAGCTGTGGGATCAGATGCGATCCATCATGGCAGAGGTGGTCAGCGAGACCTCAAATGACAGCAGTCTCGGCCTCCTGGTCGAGAAGCTGGATGCCATGGCAGCCGGGGCAAATGAGCCGTCCATTTCGGATCTGCTGGACTGGCTGAATGGTGACCCTGATGATGACGATGATGAACCGCAAGACCAAGGCGGCGATGCTCCCATCTACCAAATCACCTATGCTCCCACCCTCCAATTCTACGGCGGCACCCCCACGCAGGATGACCTCGTAGAAGCCCAGAGAATGAGCCAAGAGGAATTCAATGAGATGATGGATGAGTGGGTCAAGAGCAATGACCGAAAGAACTTCTAAGGGGGTCTGAGTAATGGCAACCTACACAACGGTTTCCGGTGACACCTGGGACATGATCGCACGGCAAGCCTACGGCGATGAGCTGCTGGCACACCACATCATGCAAGACAGAGAGAACATCACACTCCTGGATTATCAGGTGTTCCCCACGGGAATCGAAGTCCACATTCCCGACATCTCGGAAGCCCAGACCTACGATGACGATCTGCCAGATTGGAGGAAGGACTGATGGCAAACGCAAGACGGGCCACCGTTTCCATGACCTACAACAACAAGACGGCCACCCAAATGGCAGAATATCTGTCCAGCTTCACGTACTCCGATGTGGCATCCGGCTCCAGCGACAGCATCACCGTGGAGCTGGGTGACAAAGACCGGCACTGGATCGGCGGGTGGTTCCCCCAAAAGGGGGACCGCCTGAAGCCCATCATCAACAGAATCAACTGGGACACGGACGGGAAAACAACTACCCTCAACTGTGGAACTTTTGTAATTGATGATTTTTCTTTCAAGGGTGGCCCAATCCGATGCACGATCCAGGCACTGGCACTGCCGTCCACCTCCGGCTTCAAGGCCACGGAAAGAACGTACACCTACGAAAGTACCACGCTCAAAGAAATCGGCCAAAAGGTAGCATCCCGATCTGGCCTAACCCTGTACTACGAGGCCAGCAATATCAGCATCGAGAGCGTGGCTCAGGACAATCAGACAGATTGCTCCTTTTATAATGATCTGCTGGTGAAATTCGGCCTCGCCATGAAGATCTACAGTGACAAGCTGGTGGTTTTTGACGAAGCCACCTACGAGGCCAAAGCCGTTGTGGCCACTATCACGGAGGCAGACTTCGAACCCGGATGGCAATGGAACACATCTCTGGCCGGAACTTATACCGGCGTGAAATATTCCTACACCCACACGACCAAAAATAAAACGTTCACCGTGGACATCGGGTCTGGAGACCGCTACCTGACTTGCGACAAAGAGGCAAGTAATCAAACCGAGGCCACACTGATCGCCCTGGCGGCGCTGAATAACGCCAATAAATCCACCACCACCATGAAGATCACCATGCGGACACCGGCCTGGAACATCGTGGCCACGAACTGCATCCAGATTAATGGGCTTGGAAATTTGAGCGGAAAGTACTATGTCGAACAGGTGGATACCACCGTGGGAGAGGGCACAAAATTCACCCTATCCCTCCGAAAAGTCGAGAAGCGTTTTGTCAAAAAGGCAGAACCCGTCCAGCCGGTCAAGGTGGCCAGCACCACGGCAGAGGCGGCAAAGTCCTCTACCACATTCAAAAAGGGAGACAAGGTGCGGGTCAAGAAGGGAGCCAGAACCTACAACGGCGTGAAGCTGGCATCCTTTGTGTACACCACAGTTTACACCGTAATCCAGGTCGGCGGGAAGAACCTCTCCAGCGACCGTATCGTCATCGGAATCAATGGCGTTGTGACCGCTGCGGTGGCCGCCTCCAATCTGTATTACGCATAAGGAGGAAAATCAATGGACAATACAACACCCCAGGTGCTACGGATCGGAATGATCTCCAGCGTGAACTATAAAGACGGCACAGCCAGGGTGACCTATGAGGACAGAGACAGCGCTACCACCAAAGAGCTGCCTTTTCTGGCCTGGGTCTACTGGATGCCAAAGGTGGGAGAGCGGGTGCTGGTCGGCCACCTGTCCAACGGCACCACAGCCGCCGTGATTCTCGGCCCCGTATGGTGCGAGGATCATCGCCCCGCCGATTCCGGCTCCGACCTCTACCGCCAGGAACTTAGCACCACCAGCGGCCAGGGCCTCCTGGAGTATTCCAGCAAGACCGGGATCCTGCGCCTCCGTGCTGAGCATATCGAGCTGGACAGCTACAATGACGGGGTGGACACGACCGTGGCCGCCCTGATCAGCAGAATCAGAAAGCTGGAACAGCGATGCTCTGACCACGGCATCTAAGGAGGGGTGATCTATGGCCACAATTGGCAGCTGGGGAACAAATCTCATTTTTTCCACCAGCGATAGCCGCATCCTGACATTTTCAAATTTCAAGCGGACGGTATCCTCCACCTGGGTGACCCACAGCCGGATCGGCAAGAAAGACCGCTCGGAATTTGCCAGGGCAAGTCTGCAAAAGGTCACCTTCACAATGGTTCTGGATGCCACCCTGGGTGTGAAACCCAGGACTATGCTTGAAACCTTGGAGTCTGCTGTGGAAAACGGACTGGTTTATCCACTGGTAATCGGCGGGAAGAAAGTCGGCCAGAACAAGTGGAAAATCAACAGCACCAGTGAAGCCTGGGATGTACTGCTGGCACAAGGTCAGCTTGTCCGGGCAAAGGTCGATGTCACCATGGAGGAATACCTATGACACTAGCAGATGTGGAATTTAACGTCCGGGGAACCCTGGACGAACAGGAGGATGTTCTGCGGTGCCTTCGGAACCTGATCCTGACACCGGCAGGATCAATCCCCTTAGATCGAGACTTCGGAATAGACAATTCCTGCCTTGGGTACCCAATCGATGTGGCTCAAAACGTTTTTGCCGTTGAGCTGATCGACAAGGTGCAAAAGTATGAACCTAGAGCCAATG